TGTGCCCTGCTCGTCCCAGATAGCTATCCCCCACGAGGGCAACGTCTGTGCAAAAATCGTGAAGAAATACACGTACGCCGTGCCGTTTCCGGCAGCATTTTTGAATGTCACGGTGCAGGTATTCCCGCTGACGGTATAGCTGGTCGTGCAGCTGACCGTTGTGTACACAAACGGGATCACCGGGCGACCTGACGGGAATGTCTCCGATATCACTGTTGATGCGCCACCGGCGAAAACAGCAGCCTGCTTCCTGCTGTACATCGCTAGCGGTATCGACTGCGGCGTAATAAACGGCGCGCCGTTCTCGGTTACCAGCAAAGCTCCCCAGTCCATTAAGCGGCCCTCAGATAAGCGATAACGAACCCGTTAATCGCCGGATAGGTATTGGCTCCGAAATTATTATCCGCCGCCGCGCCCAGGGTGATGGTGCCCCCGGACACTGTAATGGTACGGCGGGCTGTGGTGTAACTGTCGCTGGCGGTTACATGCAAAAACTCCAGCATGAACCCCGCCGGTACCGTATAACTCGCCGCGCCCGACTGCTGCCCGGCGGCTACTGAAAAAAAACCCAGCACGCTTATCGGCACCAGTCCGTAGTTATTCGGGTTGCCGTTGGCATCCCACGTCTGGATCCCCCACGCCATCAGAATACCCCCGTAATTTTGCCGATCTGCACCCTCAGACGATTGGTGTCACGAATACTGATAGTGGTATTGGTCTGCTTCATCCCGCCAGCTCCGTCACTTCCATAGTTCTGCATTGTCCCGTCTTTACCCCAGCGCCAGCCAGCCGTGCCTGCAACGTAATTGTTAGACTGCAGCGAGTCAGTAATTTTACCGAACTGGATGCTGGCATCCCTGAAGAAACCATCGTTGATGAACGTCTGCCCGTTCTGAATGACAAACGGCAGCGTTACTGCGCCACCTGCCTGGCTCATCACAGCAAACCGGTCAGCAACGAATATCACCTGAGATTGCATTCCTGACGGCGTATTCTGCACACCCAGACCCATCCCGGCGGCATATTGCCTGCCATTTGCATCAACGCCTACCTTGATGCTGTACATCGCATTCAGGTTGTTGTTGATATCGGCAGTAGCCTGGGCATTCGTGGTTACAGCAGAGCTCACACCACTAATCGAGGCAGTCAGGGAGGTAATCTGCGACGCAGTAGACTGCCGGTAATCAGCGAACGTCTGGCTGACGCTGTTGATCGAGGCGACCGCGCCATCAACACGGGAGGACATCTGCAGCAGAGATTGTGCTGAGGCTTCCCGGTCACTAGCCGCAACAGTGTCGATCCGGTCAATCTGGGCGGTGTTGGCAGCGTTAACAGCCGTCAGGGTCCGCCGGGCGCTGACCTGCGCCAGCGTGTTCTGAATCAGCGCGATCGCCGTATTCTGCACGCCGCCGCTGGCCTCAGCCGTCTGGCCCTGAAGCTCATCGAACCGGGAGGCCGTGGCGCTGTCCAGCGTGGTGACAACCTGATCCAGCTCGGTAATCGCTGCGGTGTTTTGCGCCACCTGCTCAGTAGCGGCATCAGCTGCATCACTTGCCGCGTCGGCCTTATCAGATGCGGTTTTAGTAGCTGCCGTCAGCTGGCTAACTGCTGTGGCCCGCGCTTCCGTTTCACTGGCCAGCGCCTGGCGCACTTCGGTAATGCCCGCCGCGTTCTCCTCCGTTGACGCCTCAAGCCGGGTAACATCTGTAACCCGGGCCTCTGTCTCAGTGGCGATCACCTCGCGCAGCTGTTCGAACTGCGCAGTGTTTGCGCCCTGCTGGGCAGACTGACGGAACACAACTTCAGCGATAGCCAGTGCATTACCGATAAGAGCCTCGGCGGTCTGTTTATTAGCTCCAACGGCCGCTGCCAGCTGGTCGGCATTTTCGGCTATCGAGGCGGCCATATCCGCAACGGTCTGGCTGGTCTCGACGGCGTTCTCGATCAGGTCTTTAAAGAGTTCTGTCTCCTTAATCTGATCCAGGATAGCGTCGGTGATATCGCTGAAATCGTCGGTTGGTTTTCCGGACGCCTCAACAAAATCTGACACGCCAAAGGCGTTACGGGTGCGGACGTAGACATAATAGGTATGGTCGAACTTCAGCTGCTGGATGGTCCACTGATACCCGCGGCCGAGAAACTGAGTGTTGTTTTCGATATCCACGGTTGGTGGTACCGGCGTTTCCCCGGCGTACCAGAACTCGAAAGAGGTATCTGTAGTGGCAGTGACCGACATAACCGGTACCAGCGTCGCCTGCAGCGGACCCGGGATCCACTGAACCGAGTTAGGCGGACGCGGCGCACCGATAATCAGGCTGACCTGCGTCTCAGCCCCCTTCATTCCATTCTCGTTGCGTCCACGCACACCCAGCGTGTAGCTCCCGGCATTCAGACCGTAGAACTCATAGCGAAACTGGTCGGTTTCGTACTGCGCCACGACCGCGCCAGCCTCGTTATAAACGCAGAGCTCAAACACCAGCTTTTTAGTGGTGGTGGCCGTTTCCCACGTGGCGGTAACCTGCACGGTCTCGCTGTTGGTATTCAGGATGCGCAGGTTTTCAATGTTCGGGACCCGGTACCCGTTCAGGGTGTCATTCGGGATATCAAACACTGCGCCATCGTCAACAATAGCCTGCTTGTTCGGGTCATGCTGACCCGCAGTGATACTGTAAACGGAGTTGTTCTCTGTCTCGGCGATGCTCAAAATGCGGAATAAACGGACCGACACCTCGCTGGTGGAGATCGCAAAAACGGTGCCGTCACGTACCCAGGCGGGCGCATTGCGCAGGGTAATGTTGCGCCCCGCAACGCTGGCGATCTCATGCCTGCCCATCCTCCCGGTGCGATCCATAATCGACATGCTGTCGCCCGGCGATACCAGCTCAGAAACGTCAGCATCAACGGAGATTACTTTCCCTGAATGGGCCATGATGCGCCCACCCAGGCGCGTCCCGGCATAGTTGTTGTCCATGATCTCAACAATATCGCCGGGGGTGAACCCAATGGCGTCGCGCGCCATCTGGAATGTTAAGCGGCTGCTCTCCCGCTTTGCCGTTTCCAGCAACCATTTCCCGGCGCGCCATGCCTGCCCGCGGGATGTGCAGCCAAATGCCTCCAGCGTGGTCTCGTTATAGATGCCCCGGGCGATCTCGTCATCGTCGGAAACATACTCTTTCACCTGTTCCCAGCCGTTATCCGGGTCAGTCCAGGAGACCACCACGGCATTGTATTTTTCGGCACGCTTAACAGAGCTGCGGGTAAATTTGCCGTCAACCACGTTAGCGTTTGTGATGGTGGCGATAGGATCCTGCGGCGCGTCCAGCATGACCGTCAGGCGCATACCATCCCACAGCGCAATGCCCCGGAACATGCCAGCGATTTTATCCAGCAGCTCGCGCGCGCTGATTTGTTCGGTTACATAGGCGTTAAGCATCAGGCGCGGTTCGAGCCCACCGTAGCCGTCGTTTACCAGCTGGTCGCAATACTGCGACAGAACGTACAGCATGCCGTCATCAACATCGATATAACCGGCACGCCGGGACAGGCCAAACCGCTCGTTTTTCACCAGCTCGCGAAAAAGCCAGGCGGGGTTATTGGTCCATGCCTTTTTGAAGCCGCCCAGCCACAGCCCGGAATAGGTGCGGGTTACCGGATCGTAATTATCCGGTACATCGACAATCAGCCCGCGCAGATGATAGGTACGGTTCGGTGTGTCAGTGTACTGGTCACGGTCGATTACGGCCCCGACCATAGCCGAGAAAGGGTACGACAGGTTGTCGTCAGTGATTTCGGTGTAGCTGTTCCAGATGGTGCCGTTCGCCAGCAGATCGCTGACGCTGTCCGGAGTGATACGGCGCACACGGATATCGAACGGTTTGATATCCGGGGCATCGATGGTGTGCGCCTCCAGGTATTCGCCGGAGATCTTGCCGGTGATATTCACTGTCTTCTGAATTTCCCACGCGCCGCTAGCCGTGCGGGTTTCAATCACCAGGGTAACAGTGCTGTTTTGCTGATTGCCCTTGGTGTCCTGCTGCACCAGCCCGGTGACGCCAATATTCAGGCGCACACGGGTTACATCTGAGTCGCTGACGGTACGTACCAGCGGCGTATCAAAGGTTACATCCGCATTTACGATGGTTGATGCCTGGACTGCAGCGAAGCCATTAATAGGGTTCTGGAACTCTGAGCCAGGCCGCCAGGCAACACTGATACCGGGAATACTGATATTGCCGCGGGCGTCGGTAACCGGCGTTTTGTTCAGCATGAAAGAGGACAGGTGCTCCTGATCCACCGGGCCGTAAATTGGCCCCTCGCTGATGAGATCCAGCACCTGGTAAAACTGTTTGGATTTGAGGTTATCGTCGAGGAGTTTTGGGGTTTTTGCTTTGCCGCCGCCAGAAGACATATGTTCACCTTAACTGATAGAAATATCCCAGTCCTGGTTATTCGACGTGTCGATGCCGAGGGATACCACGTTGGGAGCCACCACCATTTCACCCAGCAGAAGCGGGACCGGATGGCCCTGGCCGACACGGCTCTCGGTGCTGGTGAATGAGTTGTTGGTGATCGTGTTGTTTTCCGCTGCCTCGGCTGAGGTTTTGGTTTTCATGTTGCGGGACATGTACAGCGAGTAAGCAACCGAGGCGACCGACATCGTGATGGCCACGATGGCAACAATGGTGCCGGTTTCCAGCCCGGCCCCCTGCACAACCGGGACAAAGGTTATAGTGGCTCCGCTGTCCAGCTGGCGGTCCATGTGGAAGCGCGCGTTATCATCGTCCAGCTCATCACCATCAACGCGGATCTGCACAGGCGACGCCAGAAAAGCTTTCTTGAAGGCGCGATCCTGCGCCAGCAGAAGGCGCAGCCCCTGCGCAGGCGTATCGACGGCTAATTCGATTTCGCTGAAATGTCGGCGTAAATGCCCGCTAAATTTAAATCGGAGCATCGTTCGTGCCTCCAGATAGAATGGGTTTGCCTCATAAAGGCCAGGCGGTAATCCTCGCGCCTGCTGAGGTGCCCGGCGCAGTCGTGATGAAGCACCTTGCCGCCTTCAAGCAGGATCATCGCGTGGCAGGGGTCAGCGCCCGGGAATGGCTGTCGGATGATCACATCGCCGGGCTGCGCATCGCTGGCGGGAACCGGGTGAAAGCCATTGGCTGCCATATTTTGGATGTAGAGGTTTTCACCACGCAGCCACCAGCCATCCGTCCGTTCAAAGTCCGGCAGATCCACACCAGCCAGATGGTAGGCGTCGCGAAACAGCGTGTAGCAGTCCATGACGCCATGCTGAAACCGGCGGCCCAGCAGATGCGGTACCGGGCGAAACTTGCGCAGCGCACCGTTGCATGCCAGCCACCAGGGAAGACCTGTTACAACCTGCGCCCGGCGGTCAGCGCCGGATAGTACCGGGGAGTTCATCGGGTGAGAGTGAAATATAGCGGTCACCGCCCCCTCTTTCTCCGCCGCCAGCCAGTCGCCATCGCTGATCCGGAAATGGCTCTCCGGACTGGGGTGAATGTTGCGACAGGAGAAAAGCCGGGTACCATTGATGATCAGGCCGCACACTTCATCCTGCGACGAGGCCGCATAGTCGAGTAATTCCTGCATCAGGACACCTTCTGGGAGCCGGGGAAACTGCTGATTGGCATCGGCTCGGGACGCGGGTAACGGAAGCGGCAGCCGGAGCGGCGATGTGAGCATTTATCTTTTGCCGGATCGGTGGTGGGGTTATCACGCTCATCTGCCACCGGCGGACCGTCATAGTTACAACCGGTGCCGCGGTACTGCCACTGGCATACGTCGGCCAGAATGGTGCGCGCCGGGATGATGGCGTTATCGCAGTCCACGGGCGTTGCAAGCTCATACGTCACCTGCTCGAACGTCTCTTCGGTCATTCCCTCCACGACGTAGCGCGAGACCGCCTCCATTGTCGGGTTTGCGTCCGTGTTGCCGTTCGGGAAGTTCACCGCGTCCAGGTATTTAACCGGCACCTGCCGGCGGGTGACCACCACGCCGCAGAGATCATTAAAATCGTGGTTAATGCCGTAAATAAGTCCGGAGATATTCGCGACCGCCATCGTTGGTCGGGCGTAAGTACCTTCGTTTTTAAACTCAAAGCCCTCTACAGCGATCGGGTATGCCGGGTAAGCGAGGCCGCGCCAGATGACATCGCCGAAATAACCGTTCGTGCCGGAATGAAAGCGGAGAACGTCGCCACCGAATGGCTGCAGATCAACTTCAAAGAGATCGATAAACGCGCCGACTCCGGCATCAACGCTGTCGATAATTAGCTCTGGTGGAATGTCGCGCACGAAAATCTCCCATAAAAAAAGCCACCCGGAGGCGGCTACTGGTTGAATATCAGGATGTCACTGATGTCTATCCCTAGGTATGTTGGGTATTCAGCCCGTCCATGCTTGGGGTATGGATGCAAAAATCACAAGAATGGCTGATTCTTACGGTGAGTAAGTGATGTCGATGACAACTAATCAACAAACTAAATCATGTGGCTCATGTTCAGCTTGCTGCATATTTCTTCGCATTGATTACGAGGGACTTCGTAAAATGCCTGACGTCCCGTGCCAGCATATTAAGGCAGGTGGCGGTTGCAACATATACTCTGAAAGACCAAAAGGATGCAAAGACTGGAGTTGTGGTTGGCTTAAACTTCCCCAACTTGAAGATAAGTGGCGACCAGATGTGTGTGGCTTCCTAATCCGCTTGGATGATGAACGGCTGATAATTCAGGCAACAAGTAGTATCAGACATTCGCGATTTTGGTCCCGGGAATTTCTTACAGTCGCATTTGATCTTATTTCACAAGGCTATGATCTTGGGTTATCAATTCCAACAAAAAAAGGATTTACAAATCACCTTAGCCATTTGACACCAATGCTGGCTGCACTAGCCCAACAAGGAAACTATCATGAAGCGGAAAAAGTGATGCGCACGGTGATTTTTCATGCGAAAAACACACAGACCGATAAAGAGCAACCCATGTAATATTTTTATACTTAAATTCATCTGGTCTAGGCCATTCAAATTTATTTAAATAAGTGACCGGCGCGTCGATGGAAGATATGTTTTCCATAATTCGTTGGTCACTCTTTGACTCCCAGCCTTTCATCATCGTGGTACCTGTTCAAATGTGGCCGTCAGTTCATACATCGGGCCGGTCTTCACCATGCTCCATGACCGACAGATAAATAGCCCTTGCACGCCAGTATCAGATGGCGTCCAGTAGAAAGACTCGACGGCCATTCTTGCTTTTATGAACGCTTCGGCCTCCCTAGCCGTATTAGTCCTGACGCATTTTCTATCCTCAACACCTTTAAATGTCAGAGAATATTTAGACATCAAAGGGTTAATTCCTTTTACCTGCCGTTGCTCATACCCATCTCCTAGTTTAACCACCGCCACGTTAGGCGTGCTTTCGACGGAGTATCCTTTTTGTGGTGACCAGATAAATGTTTCGGGCATTATTTTCTCCTCGGCTGAATCATTCCATTCGGTCGATTGGCCTGATCACTAATCTGGTAGAGCGCCATTTTTTTACTTATGGCAACGGCCCTGGATTCAATCTGCGCCCATTCTGCCTCTCCTATCCCGCCTGTAGTGTTAATAGTGAAAGCGATGTTTTGCACCACCCCCCCACCACCACTAGTGCCTATATCACGGTTGCTGATAACCCTCCCATTGTCGCCAGGTATCATGTACTGACTGCCGTTGCTGGCCTGAAATATCTCCGGCCTGCCATTCTCTCCAACGCGGTACATTGAGTTAGCAGATACGGGGCCACCGTTATAACGAGCTCCGGCAACCGCCATCCCTTTGGCAGCCAGCAGTGAACCTGCATATGCTGTCTGGCCTACAGCGGTGGCGGTACCCATTGTTGCTATTGAGGCGCTAATGGCCGCCGGAGCCCAAGCGGAAGCCGCTGCAGTTGCCTGGGCCATAGTTGAAGCCAGGGATGCGGCTGCGGCTGCCTGCCCCATAATTTGGCTCTTAACCCACTCAAGTCCCATTTGAACAAGACCACTGACA